GACTTGCGTTGCGGAGATTTGTGTGAAGTTAGTCAAACGTCTCGGCTCTGTTGCAGCAGTAGAAGCATAGTCATCGCCTTCTTTCTGTCTGTTAGTTGCCGTATCGCTCAAAGTATCAGTTTGCCACTCAAAGGTCGTGTTGTCACACGAACCCCGTCCAACACCGTTCATAAACGGAGTGTCCATTGGACTGATATTATATATAATGTTACTTAGGTCTTCCCTGACGCCAATGGCACCATAGGTTTCCCTAGTGTTTGCAGGAACTGTCATAGCATTCCCTCCTTAGTTAAATGTCTATAAAGTCCTCTAAAAGTGTAGACGCATCATCGATGCGGCCTGACCCTTGAAGACGCTCCATTTGTTTTCTACGTGTCGCCTTAGAACTACTGGATTTGTCCCTAATAGACCCAGAAGATACCACCTTCGGTTTGTTTCTGAGCTTTTTCGATGCAACTTTAGAGGGATTGGCTTTGTCATAAAGCATAGCCTTTCGCAATACAAGCAACGATCTGTGATCTACCAAAGATCCAACTTCTTGGGGGGAATATCCCAAACCAGTTGCATAGTCTCGTAATTGAGTTCCTATTTTTTGCCTCTTGGTTTGATCATTCCAATCTGGTAGCTTGTCAGCAAGCTTCTGATGTTCGCTTGCTACTACAGTTTGGTGATGTTTTGCAGCATCCTCTTGTTGCTTTGCCCTAACCATTTCTTGCTGCTGGAACATAGCTTGGACACGATCTTGCGCATCTCTATAGTCTTCTCGTAGAGTAACATACTCTATAGGACTTTCTTCCTTTAGACGTTCCCAATCGACGTTCACAAACTGCTGAAGATGTTCGTTTGAGTTGTCTATTACGTTCTGCAATGACGCAACGTATTCTTCCCGTTCCTGCTGAATCTGTCCAACTTCTGAACGCGCCATTTCTAACGCCTTCTCCATGTGGCCTCTTTCTTCAGCTATTTCCTGGGTTTTCTTGGTGTAATCTGATTGTCGAGAATAACCTTTTACGAGTTCTCCAAGGGACACCTCATGGTCTGCACCGTTTACTCTAACAGTGTAGGAATCAGGCTCCTCTTCCTCCTCGCTCTCTTCATCAAACTCTTCAGACTCTTCCTCATACTCCTCAGAATCGTCTTCAGATTCCGCTTCCAATGGTTCGTCTTGAGATTCCTCAGTAGACTCTACCTCTTCCGCCGGTGTGGCTTCCTTTTTCTTAGGGATGTCCTCATCGGGTCCCATAAGTCCAATTAACGCCTCTTGTGCTTTTGCTATACTGCCAGTACCTCCTACTGCCGTTTCCGGCAATTGCGGGGCTTCACGCGTATCCGCCATAATAAATTCTCCTTAGATGTACGGGTGTTGCTTGTCTAGCATCCTTTCCATTTCCCCTGTTTGAACAACAGAGGTGATATGTCCTTTCAGCCTTTCAAGCAGTCGCAGTGCCAGCCAGAAAGCTTCTCGCTGGTCTACATCGTTCGACCCAGTGGTTTTCCACAGGTCTAAAATCTCTCCCTCTACAACCTGGAATGCTTCTACGAATAATTCGTCCTGCAGAAGCAGTTTAGCATTTCTCTCTCTTGTTTCGTCTGTCATGTTGCTCCTATCGCAACAGCTCTATTCTGCTCTTTTTCCAACGCCAATTCAGCCATTTTGAATTGATTATCAGATTGCAATTTAGCAGTTTCAAGTTGTAGTTTTTGCGCTTTGATTTGTGTCTCAGCCGTTTTAATCTCTAGCTCTCCCTTCTTTATCTCCAGTTCAGCTTGCGCCATTTCTTGGCGCGGATCTACCTTTTGAGGAGCAGCCGAAGGGTCCGTCAAGAAATCGTGAACATTCTGAAATCCCATGTTCCGTATTAAAGCGGCACCCATATTGTATAGGTTTTGTTCTGTTACAATGCTCAGCCCACCAGACATTGCCTGAGAAGCGAATTGCATCATTTGAGATAAGTGCATCATCTGTTGATCTCGATTGCCGTGACCAAGCCCAACCGATATAGTGCAATCTGATTTATCTCTCCACATATCTGGCCTTACAGTAACCCACTCATTATTCAATTGTATAACTCGTTCCTTATCCTGGTTCTTCTGAACTAACTCATATATACCAAGCATAAGCTCCTTTACACCAGTCTCCGCGAAGTTCCTGGCTATGAGTTCAACTCTAGCTTGTGCGGCAGTCATAACCTGCGCAACAGCAGTTGCTGTCTGATGGGATTTTAACGCATCATCATTTAATCCCTGTGTATTCTTAGATACACCTGATCTTGACTCACGAATTCCATCAAGATACGTGAGCATCTGGAACGAATAGGGCTGTAATGGCGGAGTTGTTAGAGGCATAATCGCATTCGGGCTCTTAACTCGAACTATACCGCCGGGACGTTGTGTAAGAAGATCGTCCAGATTAGCTTGTCCTTCAAGGACTGCGTACCTACCAAAGTTCTGGTTGTACATATTGTCCATCAAATTCCGCATCAATGTACTCTTCATCAATTGAAGATCCATTACTAAATCAGCAACAGACAGTCCAAAAAACTTATGCGGTATTTTTATGGGCGTCAAAGAAACGAATGGATAACGATCTATTTCATCGTTAGCCAGCACTTTGTTTCCAACAGTGCAAACCTTGCGTAATTCAGCTATACCATCATTATTGTAATCTGCTCTTAGGAAGCTTTCATGCAACCAGTAAGTTCTCAGGGACTCATCGTAAGAACCTCCTCCCCACGCATCACCCCAATAATTTGCAGACTTGTCAAACTCATATCTTGAAAGCCTTTCCATTGAGTATTCGTCTTCATCAAAACCACCGCCAGTTAAATCTTCAGGTTCAAGATTTTGATCGGGATACATCTCTCTGAGATCTGATAGTGTTTTAGGAACCCTGTGACAAACGAATCTTGCATCCTGAAGCGTCTTAGCTTCCCTTGAAATTAGAAACTCATCTGGTGGGACATTTTCTATGCGAACGCTACCCCTCTTTACATTCCTGGTAATAACTACGTGATGCCCCTCAGACGAAGTAACTCCGTACGAAGTCTCCTCCTCTTCTCCTGGGGATGTGTGTTCAATAACTTCTACATCATCGTCAGCCACAAGAGCGGCAAGTTCTTCATCATCAAGACCTTTGTACTCTTCCCTATTCCATTTCTCTGTTTCATCCCACCAAATCTTAACGATGCCGTTTTTCTGCAATAGTGCATCTGTAAACCAAGAATAAAGAATCTCCCAACCATTGTTATCCTTCATAAATACGTGATTAACGTAATCCGTAGCTTGTTTTGCCGCTTTTACATCTTCAGGACCTACTGGGGAAAAGGTTACCATGGTGTCTCCTGATGCGAATACACGCATCAGAGAGGGTTTTAGCCATTCAATAGTATCCTGTACAGTCGAATCTACGAACTGACTGCGACCTTCCACTTCGTTTCCGAAGGGCAAGCTGTAGTAATAGTCCATAGCCATTTCACGCTGCTTAGATATAGTATCACTGTAGCCAAGAGAGTCGGTAATCTCCCCGCGTATTCTTGTTACAATGCTGCAACAGAAAACCTAGCTGACATCGCAGCGTATCTTGTTGCAGACATTAAGTCATCGTGCAAGGGAACTATTTTCCCCTCCTTCCTGTGGTACATCCTAAACTCTTGCCACCAATCTCCCAGCGTTGAGAAGACGTGGAACTTGCCATCCTCCATCCTTTGAAGCACCGCCATTATCCCTTCCTCAATCGAGTTGCCGCCCTTCTTTTCCCCCAAAGCTGGAGGGTTTTCAAAGTGAAATGGCAGCATGTTACACCCAAGAGCTCTGTATTGATCTGCCAATCCAGGGTTGCCCATTGAGTCACGCCTATTACCATCGTGAGGCCATACAACAGGTATGAACCTGGGTCTGTTGTTAATAGCTGCCGCGTGTACAGAAGGAGGCGCTTTTGCCTGTCGATAGCAATCGTATACATACATCTCATCCTCGTCCCTGTCCCAAGCCAGCCACACAAGGGCTGTAGGGTGGTCGAATCCAAAATCAATGCCGCAGATTTTAGGCCAATACTCAGGTATTGGGAATGGATCTACGATTATCTTCTCTTCCATTATAGGAAATACAAGCCCAGAACCTACTGTTGGCCTACCATAGCGTCGCATCTCACGCTCATGCGGACTGTAGCTGGAAAGGATCTGCTCCATCACAGCTTGATTGAGATGCCCGTTACTTCCTAACATGCTTTTTATTTTTTCAGAAGCATCATCCCAAGTAGCGTTGTTGATGGACTGTCCAGGCTTTAAGTTATTCAAGAACCCAGCTACGGTTTCTGTCATGCCCATTTCAGGAGTAAAGGTCATATACACCATGCCTTTTCTATCCAGGGTTCTCGTTACAGCCTGCGAGTATATGTCCCGTGGAGGTTCCTCATCCAGCCATATACAGTCTACCGACCTACCCTGCCATTTTTCAACACCCATCTCATAGGCTTTGAAAAAAAGCGAACTGTTGCCGCCTGACACGTGCCTAATAAGGGCAACACTCTTTGCATTAGGGACGCCGGGTTTTCGCTCTGCTTTCACTATCAAATGCTTGGGGATAGATCCACTCCCCCAAGCTTCTGGGTCATCAGGGGAACCCAATAATTCATACTGCACGATGTCTCTGGTGGTTTCATTTGAAACCCCACCAGCCCATGCAATTATATCCTTAAAATATCTCCTTCCTTGCCACCAGTCCGGGTATAGCCCAGTCAAGTGCATTGCCAGCTCAGCACTCCCGCAATAGGACTTTCCTATTCGGTTAGCCGCCATCAGCAATCTCTGATTGGCTGAAGCTCCAGTGCTGTGGAAGTTTATCTGGTACGGATAGGGATCGTAGAAATCAAGCCTATTGAATCGCTCACGCTTTCTTAGTTCTCTTGCGATTTCTACCGCTCTTTCCAGCTCTTCCCTCGTCTCTGCTTGCGTGTATGGCTCTACCTTGCTTTTCAGCATCTGATTTCCTTTTGTAGATTTTGCCTTTCTTTCCCCATCTCCAGCCTGCTCCAACCTTCTCTGCAGGCATTAGTTCAGCCTTTCTGGAATCTGCTCTTCTTCAAGAACTTCCCTTTTTGTGAGTATATCCAGCTCTCTCATCAAATCTCTCGTTGAAGACTGCTCTACCCTTGAGATGGTCTGCTCTATTCTTTCAGTTGGCTTCAGTCCTGCTCTGTCAAGGATGTCCTTGTTAGCAGCAAGCTTAACACTCTCTGAGATGGCGTCAGAGGCTAATTCACGCATCTGTGCTAAAGCCATAGGAGCAGCATCAAGCAAGTTCTGCTCTATGTGTTCCTTGATCGCATTAGCGAACTGCTTTTTGAGCTTGTGGCCCTGTTGTTTAGAGGTCTTCTCAGAGTACCCCGCAAAAACAGCAGCTTTAGATGCGTTTCCTGTTAGGGAATAAGCTTCTATGAACTTGCCCTGCTTTTCAGTTACCACTGCGGGTATCTCCGCCTCAGAGCCATATTGGGAGGCCCTCTCCTCGCTGGTTCTAGCAGACCCCGGCCAGGGTGCCTTGGCGCAGTCCCATAAAGCGCAT